CTTGTATAATAGCGAAGGTGCACCATCGACTGCGCAACCACTGTTAAGTGAAACGTCAGCTGATGATGAAATTTATATTAAAACGACTGATGGCTATCAGTGGAAGTACATGTATTCAATCTCTTCTGCTGACTTCACTAAGTTTGCAACAGCTAACAATATTCCAGTGATTCCAAACGCTAATGTATCAGGTAATGCGGTTTCTGGTGCTATTGATGTTATTCTTGTAAACACCTCTGGTAGTGATTATAACGCATATGCAAATGGTACAATTAGTGTAGCTGCAGTTGGCGGTAATACTAGAATTTTTGAACTTACTAGCTCAGGTACTCTAGCATCAAATAACGACTTTTATAAAGATTCATCAATTTATATCGCAACTGGTACAGGTGCAGGTCAGTTAAGAAAAATTACTGATTATGTTGCATCATCAAAGCGGTTAGTTATTGATACCGCGTTTACTACTCTACCAGATACTACATCAACTTTTGAGATTAGCCCTTATGTCGAAATTACAGGTGATGGCCAGAATGCAACTGCAAGAGCGCTAGTAAACAGTACTGCAAATACTATTGCTAACGTACAAATTGTTACAAGAGGTTCTGGCTACACATTTGCTACTGCTACAGTAACTGGTAATACAGGTACAATTAACGTAAGTAGTAACTCAGCTATCTCTGCAAACTCTGCTGTAGCACGGGTTATTATTAGTCCACAGCACGGCCATGGTAATAATGTAATTAACGAATTAGGCGCTGATAAAGTAGGTATTAGTGTAACATTTGCAAATAATGAAACCGGAACTATTCCAACTGATAATGATTACAGACAAATTACAATAGTTAAAGATCCTCTGTTTAGAGAAGTAGTATTATCAATTGATACCTTAAGTGGTACCTTTCAAGACGAAGAAGTATTAACAGCATCTACATCTGGTGCTAATGGTATTATTTCTGGTGCAAATAGTACAGTGGTAACTGTTAGTAATACAACAGGATTTTTTGTAACAGGTGAGACTATTACTGGAGGTACATCTAATGCTACTGCTAATGTAGCAGGTATTACTTCACAAGTGACAACAACATTTGATCAGCGGTATAAATATACGATAACACTTACTGATTCTGGTACTAACGGGCTTGGCTTTATTGAAGATGAAGAAGTAAAGCAGAATGAAGGTCTAGCAACAGAAGCAAATGCGTTTGTACATGCTGCTAATAGTACAGTAGTATTTTTAACTAATCAAAAGGGTAATTTTGAACTCTCAGATTCAGCTTTAGGAACTGTTAGAACTATTACAGGTCAAACTTCTGCAGCAGTTGGTAAGTTAGAAACATATACTGCTCCTGATTTGGTTAAAGGTTGTGGTGAGCTTATTTACTTAGAGAATTTGCAACCTATTTCACGTGCTAATAACCAATCAGAAACAGTCAAGCTGATTATCGAGTTTTAATTGAGGAACAAAGATGCCGATCGAAACTAATCTTAATGTATCGCCGTATTTTGACGATTATAACGAAGAAAAGAACTTCCATAAAATTCTGTTCCGCCCTTCAGTAGCTGTCCAAGCACGTGAATTAACACAGCTGCAAACTATTTTACAAAACCAGATTGAAAGATTTGGTGATAATATTCTTCAAGAAGGTACTATTATTAAAGGATGTGCCTTTACGTTTGATGACAAGTATTATTATGTTAAGCTAACTGATCTACAAGTTGATGGGCAGCCCGTAAACGTTGATACTTATGCAAATAATATTATTCAAAGTACTGCAAATCTACAAGCACAAGTAGTTAATCAAGCGGCTGGTCTAGAATCACAGACACCAGATCTTCATACTCTGTATATCAAGTACATTAATACTGGTACTGGTGGTGAAAAAGAATTTGCTAATGGCCAAACTCTTGATGTTGTAAGTATCTCTAATACAGCAAATCTTATTGCACAGGTTACAGTTGCTAATAGTTCATTTACTGCACCTACAGGTCGTGGTTATGCATTTAAGGTTAACGACGGTATCATCTACCAAAAAGGTCACTTTGTAAGAGTTGAATCACAAGAAATTATTGTTAGCAAGTATGATATTACTCCTAACAATATCTCTATTGGTTTCTCTACAACAGAGACTATTGTTAATAATGCAGTAGATTCTACGCTGCTTGACAATGCAACTGGATTTAATAACGTAAATGCGCCTGGTGCATTCCGCTTAAAACTCACTCCTACTCTGACAGCACAGACCACATCTACAGCAGTAGGTGCAAACAACTTCTTCTCATTAGTAGATTTTGTGGGTGGTAAGCCAGTAAGAATTAGAAATCAGACTCAGTATGCTGAAATCGGCAGACAGATGGCTCGTAGAACTTACGAAGAGTCAGGTGATTATGTCGTAAAGCCATTTAATATCAGTACAGAAGCTATTGCATCAAATACTACACACTTGAATATTACAAGCGGTACAGGTGTAGCATATGTTGATGGTTATAGAGTTGAACTTAGTAATAATGTTAGAGCACCATTGCCAAAAGCAGATACAACAGTAGAAAGAACTAGTGAAGTAGCATCAGTTGCTTTCGGTAACTACGTATTTGTAAAAGAATTCTTAGGTAACTTCCAGTTTGATAGTTTATCTGTTATTGACTTATATGATACTGCGCAAACAGAAGTTACTGATGAAACATTTACTGTTCCATCAAGCCCATCAGGTAATAAAATTGGTGAAGCAAAAGTAGTATCAGTTCTCTTTGAATCTGGTAATAACTTAACACCAGCTGGTACTCCAGATGCTGAATATAAAGTATTCTTAACCGATATTAAGATGAATGCAGGCAAGAACTTTACCGATGTAAAGAGTATGTTCTATGACGGTACTAATAAAGGTATTGCAGATTTAGTACTAGTTAGTGGTAAAGCTGTTCTTAAAGAAGTAAGCCGCAAGACATTAGTAGTACCGTTTGGTCATAATGGTATTAAGACTTTACGTGATATTAACAATACGAATGATACAAACTATGTATATCGAGCAATTGATAGTACAGTTTCATTTAGTACTGGCGGTACTTTAACTTTATCTGTTACTGGTAATGAATTCTTCCCATATACAGCGGGATCAACACTAAGTGAGTCTCAAGAAGAAGATTTAATTGTTATTGCTCGTAGTGCAGCAAATACAGCTGCTAAATCAGGTACTGTTAACGTAGCCTCTGGTTCTGCAGCAGTTACTGGTACAAGCACAACTTTCCTATCAGATTATAATGTAGGTGACTACATTGCAGTTAACAGCGAGTTTATGCGCATCACCTCAATCGAGTCAGATGCAGCACTTACTGTAGCAAGTAACTTTACTTCTACTGCAAGTACTCAAACGCACAGAAGACACTTCCCAGATAATACAGTTATCCCGATTGTAAAAAGAGATGCAACAGTTAGTGTAGCAGCTGGTGGTCAAGGTATGACTATTAACCTTGGTGAGACACTTGCAACTAGCATGAACGCTATTGTATACTATAATGTAAAGCGTCAGAGTGCAGTAGCACTACAGAAGAGTTTAGATACAGTTTGGGTTAAAATTGATGCATCTAATAATGCTGCTAATACAGTAGGTCCTTGGGCACTAGGTGTACCTGATGCATATACTATCAAAGAAATTTATCAGAGTACTTCATATGCAAATACCGGTACAGATGTAAGTTCTGACTTCGAGATCGTTAAAGGTCAAAAAGACGGTTATTATGGTATGAGCTTCTTAAAATTAAAGCCAAGCTCATCAAGAACTATTGGTGCTAGTGATAAACTCTCAGTAAAGGTTGAAGCGTTTAAAGAGGATAATACTGGTGGTGGCTTTGGCTTCTTCAGTGTAGACTCTTATACTTCAATCATTGATGACTTAACTACGCCGCTGCCTGATAATAAAATTAGAACGGAAAATATTCCAATCTTTGTATCACCTGTAACTGGTGCTGCATATGATCTTCGTGACTCTGTAGACTTCCGTCCAATGATTGCAAATACAGGTGCGTATGCTAACACATTAGCTACTGCAACTATCAACCCTGCAAATACAGAGTTGTTTAGCGGTACTAAGAAAATTGTTGCACCTGACGAAGACTTTACAGCAGATATGCAGATCTACGTACCACGTATTGATAAACTGCATATTGACTCAAATGGTATTCTTAAACTAACATCCGGTATTCCAGATGTTAACCCAACTCCACCAGAAGATCCAAATAATACTATGACACTGGCTACAGTCACAGTACCAGTATATCCTTCATTGAGTATTCAAGAAGCTTCTGATGCAGGTAGAAATGACTATGCAGTACGTCTGATAAAGAAGCAAAACAGACGTTATACTATGAAAGATATTGCTCAGATTGATACTAGAATTTCAAAGCTTGAGTATTATACAGTTCTTAACTTCTTAGAGAAGCAATCAAAAGACCTGTTAATTCCTAGCGCATCTGGTGCAGATAGATTTAAGAATGGTATTATGGTGGATCCTATGCAGGATCTGGCAATTGCTAACTTACAAGATGCAGATTTTAGAATTGCACTTGATAAAGGTGCTGGTGAATTAATGCCTCCAGTAGAATCTAATAAGTTTGATCTGGATTACATATCAGGCTCAGGACTTGTTAAGACTGGTGATCTAGTAACCTTTGCATATACTAACACAGAAGTGTTTAAGCAGCCTTATGCAACCCGTGTACGTAACTTAACAGAGAAATACTGGCAGTTTGATGGTAAGATTCAACTGCTACCTTCTTATGATAACTTCTATGACGTATCAGTAAACCCTGAGAATGCAATTACAATTGATATCGATACAGCAGCACCAGTATTAGCACTTATTGAACGCTTAAATGAAATTGTACCTCTGCAAGAAGTTACTCAAGAAGTCTTAAGTGAAGAATTCTTAGGTACCAGACATAATGGTACTAACTGGAATGGTAACGTAGGAACTGAAAACTGGATTGATACTTTCAATACAGAAGTTAAAGAGACCCGTACATTCTTCCAGGGTACAGCTAAAGAAAATGTTCAGCCAGTAGGTGACTTTGTAACTGATATTGCATTTAGACCTTACATGCGTGAGCAAGTCGTAGCATTTGTTGCAACCGGTCTTCGTCCTGATACTACCCATTATGTCTATTTTGATCAAGATGCAGTATCAAGCTTAGTACGACCTGCTACAGCGAACTCATCACTTACTACCTTTACTAAAGCAGATATTGTACCGACTGGTATTAAAGGTACAACATTACAATCAGATGGATCTGGTAACTTACTTGGCTTGTTCTACTTACCTGCAGATACTTACTTTGTCGGTGATAGAAATCTTGAGATTGCAGATGTTAGTTCATACAACTCAATTGATACTGCAACCTCATTTGCAACTGCTCAGTTCCATGCATATAATTATGCAGTCGAAAAAGGTGCATTAAGTGTAGCAACCCGAGATCTTGAGATTACAAGATTTAGCGTCGATGATACATTCTTTGAAAATAGAGAAAAAGATCGTCAAACAACTGTTCGTAGAGATCCGTTGGCTCAGACATTTATTATCGATAATGATCATACTGACGGTCAAGAAGGTATTTACATTACTAAAGTCGATCTTTACTTTAAAGAAAAGTCTTCTACTCAAGGCCTAACTGTTAATTTAGTAACAACTGATAATGGCTATCCGACTAATAAGGTAATGCCTTTTGGTTCAATTCATCTTAAGCCAAGTCAGATTAATGTGAGTGAAACTGCTGCGACAGCAACTACAGTTACATTTGAGTCACCTATCTTCTTAAGAAATAATAGAGAATATGCAATTGCATTGATTCCAGATGCTAACTCACCTGACTATAAAGCCTGGACTTCTGAAGTTGGTCAGACAGATGTTGGTAACAGCGCCTATACAGTTAGAAATGACTGGGGTGTAGGTGTTCTATTCCAATCTACAAACAACTCAGCATGGCAATCATTACAGAGTGAAGATATGAAGTTTACTTTATATCGTGCATCATTCTCAACAGGATCTGGTACTGCTACTTTACAGAACGGTTCGTATGAATATCTTACTGCTAATAGCATTAATGGTAGATTTACACCAGGTGAATATGTCTTCCAAGAGACAGCTAACTTGACTGGTAATGTAGCGATTAGTTCATCTAACTCGGTTATTGCTGGCACTAGCACTACTTTCCAAACTGATTACGCAGTAGGGGATTATATTACTCTCAAGGCAGAAGTTAGTGGAGCTGCGGTATACGATGTACTTGAGATTGAATCGATTGCAAGTAATACATCATTGACAGTTAAAGGCTTCCCATCATTTAGTAATACTACATCTAGACATACTCATGCTCCAACAGGTCAAGTATTCTTCTATGATTCAAATAAGCAATACTTGTATATTGATAGTAGTACTGCTGCAAACAGCACGTTTAACTTCGGTGATGCTAACAGCGTTATTGGTGTAGAATCAACAGCTAACTGTACAATTCAATCCGTAGATGATAAAGTAATCAGTTACTTCCAGCCAATGATTTACCGTACTACAGTTACAAATACTAGTATGGCATTATCAGCTAACGTTGCACAATCCGGTGCACCAAGTACCACACTTACTCAGAACTTTAAGTTTAATAATAGTAATTATCTTACAAAGTTTGAGACAGCAGTTCTCAGTAAGAGTAATGAAATTAGAAATAATAGTTCTGCAAAGACGTTCAATGTTACTCTGACAATGACAACTGCAGATGAGCATGTATCACCTGTTCTTGATCTGCAGTCAACCAGTATCAACTTCTATGAGTACTTAATTAATAATGATAGTACTAATGAACATGCACCTTCTGGTAACTCACAGGTACGTTATATTTCACGTATTGTCGAATTAGAAGATGATCTCGATGCTGAAGATTTAAAGGTCTTCGTAACAGCATACAGACCTGCAGGTACAGATGTAGAGGTTTATGG